CATTTAATATAGCACTTAGTGAAAGGATGGTTGCAGGGTAAGGCTGCGCCTGGCGGATGAAGATCGTGGACCGGTTGGAGTCCCAGTCGCCATTAAAGTCGATCTCGTAATCCTTAGGGTCGTCCTGCCCGAACAAAGTCGGAGGGTTGTCCATAGCGCCAGAAGTGAACCTGAATGGGATAGTATATAAGTCGCTCGAGGTCGGCCCAACTTGGAGACCAAGCGTTTTATAGAGCCGTACATAGAGTTTGTTTATTCTGGTAGGTTTAGATAGGTTTATGCCATCTTCGGTCTGTGCGAGCATCCTATGGCTTTCATAATCGCTGTTATAAGGTAGGCCTACTGCTATCTTAGTGCAGTCATAAGGCAGCACGATTTCTCCTGAGCCACTGACAGTCTGATCGTCAGTAACAGCAAGCTCTTGGGTAGTTGATGTGCTCTTGGCTAGTAGTACTCTTACTCTCTCGCCTGCTAGATGATCAAAGCCGCCGTAATTACCAGCAACAACTGCAGTACCAGAGTAATATACACCAGCATCAAGATGATATCGTCTCGACTCATTCGGTTCTAAAATCTCTACAAATCTAACGGTGGCGCTGCCTATAGTGCGCTTTGATACAATCCATAATTCATCTGTGTCATTAGTGGGAATAGTGGCAATACTTTCTATTTCTTCCTGGACAAGATTCCCATTCTCATCCATCCTACTAGTAGTGTGTCTATGCCATCCTGCGACTTTCTGCCCCTGCTCTATTGTAAGGGCAGCTATGGTTCCATCGTTTAGGACTAGCCATAATATACTACTTGGCTCCTGTTGATAAGCGATATCCTTGATGCCAGCTTCTAAAATATAATTAGCTCTAACAGTCAAATCCTCGGCCTGGAAGCTGTCCGTCTCGAAGTTATAAGCGGTAGAGAACAACTTCTTTCCTGCCCTATGACCGAACATCAGGTAGTTACCTACGAGCTCAGGAGCGATATTAGAACAGGAGATATCGGTATGCTGTTTAGCTTGTACGTTAGAAGGAGTGATAATCTGATCAACCGTGGAAGGTTTAACCACAAACACGCCACCAGCCGTACCCACAACAAGCGCATTCTTAGAAGCAAGCCACTTAATCGAGTCAGCACTTTGGGAACTAAGCTCAAACGTAAGAGCCTCATCATCAAGCCCTGCGCCGGTATCAAAATTCTCGAAGTCGCCATTAGTCCTACTAGCCCATATAGTCTGCGGCTTCCGTGTTGTGCCACCATAAAACGCACGCTGCTCGTAAAAGACTATCGAGCTAGGCCAGCCTTGATCATCAGACCAAGCGCCTTCATTCCAATAGGTTGTAGCAGTGCTTGTAACAGTATTAGGCAGCCTAACCTGTACAGTGCCTGAGAACGAAGTGGAGCTATTATAAGTCTCGAACTTAATATAGCCAGTACCGTCATTTACATACGTCCAGTTAACACCACCATCACTAACAGTGCCGCGAGTATGAACAGGAGGAATGGTCCCGCTAGTACCGGAAGATGCTGCAACATAAACACGTCCATCATTACGCCTAAAAGCTCCTGCTGTATAAGCTGTAGAAGTAACCCAGGCAGTATATGCACCCAAGCTACCACTCGGCTCAGAAATCGCCCATACTCCGCCTACCATATTAGCATTAAATATCCCAGTCGAAGCAGTGATAGTTACAGTGCCGGTAGTAGCAGACGCGGTTAAGGTCGTAGCAGTTTCATTCTCATCAAGCGTAGGCCCCTTCTGGAAATCTACTTCATCTAACGAGAAAGTAGGAGTTACAGCAGTGCGAGATAATACGCGAGGCGCATAGTTGCCATGTACTATGTACAAAAGGTCATTTACCTGCGCAAATTGCAGATCGAATAAGTCAGCCTCAAGATAAGGGGAAGATAACTCTAGCGGGCTACCGCCGCTCTCAATTTGGGCTTGGTTTTGGTAAAATCTAATGTACTGGTTGCCAAATTCCAGCATGTAAACATCACCTACCGCGAATACGAACGGGTATAGGCGTGTAGCACGAGAAGCATCGCCCGATCCAAAGGTCTTGGTCGTTGCCACGTAACGGAATCCCATACGGTTCTTAATAGGCCCTTGCGGCGTAGGAATGAAATTAAGAAGGTTTTTCGCAGTACTAGAGTAGAAATCTAAATCAATACGAGCGTCTAATAGCGGGGTTATTTCACCACCGTTAAAACTAGTAATAGCAGTAGATATACGAGCCATATTACCCTCTCGACGTTAGCCAAGCGCTTAGCTCTATTCTTTCTCTTGTACCCTCCTGGCCATTATTCTGTTGCGCTTGAGTTAGCAGATATTGGAATTCATCTGCCAAGTCTTTACGCATCTGTACACTTCCACTTACTTGGTAAGCAATAGTCATCGCTATCCTCACGCCTAGCATCTCAACGAAGCTTGGATCGAATTGTGTAGTGTCAGCAATATCGGCGATGTATTTGATCTTTACAGTGCCATCGTCGCTATAAAGGTTACGCCCGATAATTTTGTATCTATCGGCTTGCGCGTAATCTACTCTGTTGCTTATAGTGACGAATCCATTGAAGTCGCCGCCATAGCCATATAAGTATGCCTCATCCTGGTCGCTCGTAGAGATCACACGCAGACAGTCAGCAGGTAGAGCATAACTATAATCATAATCGAATAACGGCTCATCAACGTTCTGTGCTAGTTGCGCCATCTTAAGGGCAAAGTTCCAAGGGTGAGAACGCAGCAGGTCCCTCCTTGCGATATCATATTGCAGATTGCAGGCAATAGCCGCAGGTGAGTTCTCGGTCAGCGATGAAATCAACTGACCCCCGACTCGCAAGATTGCAATATTACAGATATCAACAGGAGAGGCCATGCTGCGGCTCCTTTTTAGTACTGAGCAGTTAGAACTTTAACCGCCACATTACCAGCTACAGTACCTACGGTATTTGCAGTTAGTGCTAAGTCATAAACCTTACATGGATCCGAAGTTAAACCTAAAAGCTCGTAAACGCGCTTATTTAAGTTAGCCACAGAAACATTTGACATACCGTCTAAAACACGAGAAGCACTCGCTAACGTTTGTCCGTCCATGAATAAGTCTGCATCAACCACAGCGCCACCTGCGCCTGCTTCATATAGACCTAAGTCCCAGTCAGTACCACCTGTAATCGCTGTGCATGCGATCACGATCTCATATATAATCGCGTTAGAAGCAATACGCCCCAAACGATATACAGAACCATCATCATCCGCTGCAGCAACTGCAAAGGCCTGGAAAGGGTTGATCAGAGAGCGAGAGCCCCCTGCTTTATTTGGATCTTGCCTTAAGCCACTTGCTAAATCAGGATCAACGTATTTATTTTCAACAGCCATTTTATACCTCTAATTAGCTTTCTACACAGTCAACTTGCTGTACTTTCACGCCTTCGGTACGAATAGCATCTAAGAACATCGAAGCTTGGATTTGCCAGGAGTTATTCTTGTCAGGACGATTATCGATACGAATACTAATATCTTTGTTCATACCTACGATCATGCCACTCTTAGCAAAAGCGATACAATGGCGAGTTGTGCTTGTTTTACTGATCATTGATTTAGTCGCATTAGCACCAAAGATAACTAGGTTCATACCCATAGCTTTAGTAATCTTGCCGCGATCAATTACAGTTTCATTGCCCATGCCGCCGTTTGTATAGTCACGGCTAGTTAGCTCCATCTCTTTCAAGAGGTCTGAGTGCTGATTACCAGTGATGCAGAGGTATATCTCTTCATCATTATCTAAACCAACTTCGTTGTTGATAAAGTTTTGACGAATCTCTACAAGTTTCTCGAATGTTAGACCTGTCGCATTAGCAGACACAGTCAACACACCATCACTAGATGCAGTTACAGGAGTATCAAGATTGCGACCGGTATTAACTGATGCTATAGCGTTAGTCAGCACAAGATAGTCATACTGTCTCATCATTGCGCGAGCTACAGCAGATGCATAATCCCGCTGAGGATCAATTAATACTTGCAATTCGTCGAATTGGTCTAAAAGCATAGTTGAACGGAAGTCCCTCATTGTGCCACCACGGCGTGAATGCGCTATATCTTGCGCTACAGTGTCGGCATGACGAGTTGTTACTTCGATAGCTTCTACGCTATCTAAACGTTCGTATGTGAATTTATTACCACGTACGCTTTGTTCTAAAACGCGGCCTTTCAATCGGGAACCCATTTGCTGTGCTAAGAAATGTACCATTTCCCCGAACTGAATGACCAGCGACTGATCTATAGTCAGTGACATCTGGATTACCTTATTCAGTTATAGTTGATAATTGATTTTCTCGACACGCTACCCGGATTCCGGACGGTTCTTCTTTTTACGTTTAGATAAACGAGCAATCCAGCTA